GGTTCGCGCCGTCCTACAAATTGTTGGATGAGGCGTGGCGAGCGGCCAAGAACGCTATGCGCGGCGCGATAACGAGAGTCGATTTGCAACAGCGACGGCTGGAATTTCAATTCGGATCGGCTCTCGATTTCTGGACTCTGGAAAAGCCGGACGGCGGACGCGGGCGGCGCTACGGGCTGGCGATTGTGGATGAGGCGGCGATGGCTCGCAATCTGGAGGAAGCGTGGAACGGCGCGATACGGCCGACGCTCACCGATTACAAGGGCGGCGCGTGGTTTTTCAGCACACCTAAAGGCCGGAATTTTTTTTGGCAGTTGCACCAGCGGGGCGATAACGCGGAACGCTGGCCGGGTTGGGTTTCGCACCACGCGCCCACGTCCGCAAATCCTGTCATCGATGTTGCTGAAATCCAAGCGGCGGAATCCTCTTTGCCGGAACGGATTTTCAACCAGGAATACATGGCGCAATTCCTTGACGATTCTGGAGGCGTGTTCCGTGGCGTCATGGACGCGGTTTACCGCGATGCCCCGATCATTCCAGATAGCGGGATCGTTATCGGCGTCGATTGGGGACGGCACAACGATTTTACCGTTTTCGTCGCGATGGATGTGTTCACAAAAACAGTGATTGGATTGGATCGGTTCACCGGGATAGATTACGCGATTCAACTCGCTCGATTGCGGGCTTTCCTTTCTCGCTATCCGAATGCTGGAATCGTGGCCGAGACAAACAGCATGGGCGAGCCACTGGTGGAGGCATTGCAGCGGGAAGGTTTGTCGATTCGCGGATTTCAGACCACGGCACCATCGAAGCGCGCAATCATAGAATCGCTATCTGTCGCGTTCGAGAAGCGCGAGATTCGGATACCGGATGAGCCTTGGTTGCTCGATGAATTGTTGGCTTACGATCAAGAGCGATTGCCGGGCGGAATGCTGCGCTACGGGGCTCCCCCCGGCGGCCACGATGATGGCGTGATGGCGCTCGCCATCGCGTGGCACGCTGTCGGCAATGCCGGACCTTACGAATATCACGCGCTTAGCCCACGCAATCATGCGATGGGTCGCGGCGCTAAGTCGGGAGTGTGGTAATGCAGATTCTAGGACCGGACGGCCGGCCGATTGCGGTCAAAAAACAAGAGCTATCGCGCGAAGCGATAAACTCTACTCTAGTTGGCTGGCGTGGAATCTGGTCTAGCCAGTCCGTGGCGGCCGGGCTGACTCCAGAGAAGCTTAGCCAGATACTCAAGTCCGCCGCCTCATTTCGCCACGGCACGCCTTGGGAATACCTCACGCTAGCCGAAGAAATGGAAGAAGGCGATTTGCACTATGCGAGCGTGTTGGGAACTCGCAAACGTGCGGTATCCGGGCTTGAAATCGTGGTTGAAGCGGCTACCGACGAAAGCCGAGACCAGGAAATAGCGGACGCCATAAGGGAGCAAGTCGCACGTCCCGAGTTTTGCGACATGTTGAACGATAGCCTTGACGCTATCGGCAAGGGCTATTCGGCCGTGGAACTGGTTTGGCGTTCCGGGCCGTTATGGGAGCCTGATTTCATTTGGCGCGATCCTCGTCATTTCCGGTTTGATCCTGAAACCGGGAGAAAGCTGCAAATCGTTCGCGACGAATCGATTCTCGTTGCCGACGATTTGCCCGCGTTCAAATTCATCGTCCATCATCCTAAAATCAAATCCGGTTTGCCGATTAGAGGCGGTTTGGCGCGATTGGCTGCTTTCGCCTACATGTGCAAGCGGTGGTCAATAAAAGACTGGCTTTCATTCGCCGACATTTACGGCGTCCCGTTGCGGCTCGGCGTTTACGATGTTGGAACACGGCCGGAAGATGTTGCAAAGCTGATGGCCGCCGTTACCGGAATCGGCAATGACGCGGCAGCAGTTATCAGCCGAAACATGGAGATTCAATTCCCTAATCCGCCGATTGGCGCGGGCGGAGATAGGCTGTTTGAAGGGTTGGCTAACTGGTGGGATCGGCAAGTTTCAAAGGGCGTGCTGGGCCAGACGATGACTGCCGACGATGGGGCGTCATTGAGCCAAGCAAAGGTGCATAACGAAGTACGTGGCGATATTCTTAGTCACGACGCGAAGCAGTTGACCAACACGCTCAATAGGGATTTTTTAGTGCCGTTCGTGTCGCTCAATTTCGGCGCTCAAAAGGTTTGGCCGAGAATCAGGCTTCACATTCCAAAGCCGGAAGACTTGGCGTTGCTGGTGACTGCGCTAGAAAAGCTGGTGCCTCTCGGCCTGAAAGTCGAGCAATCGGTTGTCCGCGATAAGCTTGGGTTGCCGGACCCGGCCGAGGGCGCTGAAGCCGATCTATTGCAAGCGCCCGCTCCTGCCGTAGCGCCGCAACCGGAACCGCCACAGGGGATGAACCGCGCCACGAATCGCGCTCGTCCAACGGCCGTGCAAGAGGAAGTTGATCGGCTGTCGGATCAAGTGATGGAGCGGGCTGGAGGCTACCCGATTGATGAAGACGCTATACGCCAAGCCATCAAAGAGGCGTCCAACAAAAACGATCTTGAGGCGCGTCTGTTGCGCGTGTTCGTCGATACCGCCAGCCACGATCCGGCGTTTCGACAGACGCTCGCCTTGGCCGATTTTGCGGCGCAAATGCTCGGGTATGTGGCTGCCGAAGAAGGGCAGTCCTAGTGTCTGCGCCTGAACTCGCCATTCCTGGCACGTTCGCGGAAGCCGTCGAATGGGCGAAAGCGCGTGGCGTGGTGTTGCCGGCCGAGTTCTACGGCGCGATTGCTGATGAGGCGAAAGGAAAAGCGTTCACGGTTTCAGGGCTGGCGGGCTTGGCGCAAATTCAGACTGCAATGGATAGTTTGACCACTGCGCTGGAAATGGGCGAAACATTCGACTCGTGGCAAAGCCGCATGGCGGATACCCTGGAATTATCTATGCCGCACATGGAAACCGTTTTCAGGAATTTCGTCCAACAAGCCTATAACGCCGGGAGGTGGAAACAGTTTGAGAAGAACGCGGGCAACCGTCCCTATCTGATGTTCTCAGCCATCAACGATAGCCGGACAACGGAAGTCTGTCGCCAGCGCAACGGCATTATCAGGCGAGTTGATGATCCTTTCTGGCGGCGCAATAGCCCGCAATGTCATCACAATTGCCGGTCTACGCTGATAGCTCTAACCGAGTCGCAAGCCAAGGCGCGAAGCAAGGGCGACAAGGGATTGAACCAGGACAATCCGATAGACCCGGTTATCGGCGGATGGGGTTACAAGCCGAGCGGCGAAGACATCGCGGCCGGGCTGGTGACGGCAATAGCGGACGCGGCGGCGAAAGCGCCCGCGTCATGGCTCGGGACGCTGCTCGGATTTTTCGCTGGCGGCTGGGCGTCAATCGTCGGATGGATCAGCAAAATTTTCGGCTAGCGAAAATGATCGGTGTAAAACCACAACCGAATTTTAACGACGAACCAGCCGATCATGCCGACTCCCATCATGATTCGGAACGGGGTTTTATCGCCTTCGCCTGCCCCCATCATGCACAGAACGCCGATAGCGAACAGCAACGCGAAACCGCGCGCCCACTGGCGATAGCGAAAAGCGGGAGTTTCTGACATGACGATCATCCGGGTTGACGTGAGGGCCGACGAAACGAACGCGCTATTGCTGGAGCTACAGCGCCGCACGGGCGATATTCGGCCGGCGATGGAGGGCATTGCTCAAATTCTGGTCAGCAACACGCAACTCAGATTTGTAGACCAAAACGACCCGGCTGGCAATCCTTGGGTGAGACTTTCGGACGTGACGCTGGCGAGACGGCGGAAAAACGGGGACGGCGCTCAAATCTTGCGCGATACCGGGCGGCTGGCGAACAGCATCAACGCGCGCGTAGAGGGCGGATCGGTATCGCTTGGAACCAACGTTGTCTATGCGATCACGCACCAGCAAGGCGCGAAAAAAGGCCAGTACGGACGCTCCCGGCGCGGCGGGCCGATACCGTGGGGCAACGTTCCGGCGCGGTCGTTCCTCGGATACAGCGACCAGGATCAAGCGGACGTGCTAGAGCTATTGCAACGCTACGTTGATGCCAGCCAGCCTCAATCGTGGTGGCGGCGCTGGCTTGATCGGTTCAGGAGATTGTTTTGATGGGGGACGATGACATGGCGGATTTGCTGCGAACGGCGGCTCACGCGCTACAGCGGCGCGGTGTGCCGAACGCCGAGGAACTGGCGAGAGGGATCGTTTCTGATTTACGAAAAGAGTTGGGCGGGCAATCGTTTTATGTGTCGAAAGCCTACGATCAGCGCAACGCGGAAATAAAGGGCGCTTACAACGGGCGCAATGCCGACGAGTTGGCCGCGCGGCACGGAATCAGCAAATCTCGCGTTCTCCAAATCGCGAACGGCTGGTAGTTTTATCAAAATCTTGGTGGATTTCAGGTTGACGCTAGCGCAATGCTAGCGGAATGAATCAGGATACTTTTTCCCTAAACTCCGTACTCCCCGCAGATGGCTCTATCCCCGAGTGGATCGAGCTATTGCCGCCCGGTCCCGATATTAGCGGGCGGGACGGCCGCGCTTGGATTCTGCCCGACCCGAACACCGTCATTCGCGCCTTTGCCGCCAATCAAGCGCCGCTCCCCATCGATTGGGAACACGCCAGCGAAGTGAGAGCGCGGCAAGGATTGGACGCGCCAGCCGCCGGGTGGATCACCGATCTCGAATCCAGAGGCGGAGCTATCTGGGGGAAAGTCGATTGGACCGAACCAGCCGCGCAACAGATTGGCGCGAAGCAATACCGATATATCTCTCCCGTTTTCCTCTACTCGGCAAAAAACAACGCGATTATCGCTCTCGTTTCTG